TTTCTTGGTACTGCACAACTACGATCTAGTGTCGTATCACTTGCAACCGGTATCGGTTATGTACCAGACACTGTTACATCTGCGAAAGGTACAATCGGAGTTACAATGAGTTTAGCGGGTGTTAGTGGCCGACCAGCTACGGTTGACCTTCCTATTAATACTCGATTCTCATCAACAGTTGATGATGTTACATATACATTTCAAACAAGAGAAGTACACACCGCAGAAGATGATGGCAACGGTTTATATCAATTCAAAACAACAGATGGTTCTACTGCTATTCCAATATTCGAAGGTACTTTAAAAACAAAAACATTTAACGTTGGTGAGTTTAATGAAGCCGACGTTTATATAATTTCAGATGAAACACTTGATGCAGATACTGCGATTGTAAGAGTTATAGACGGAAGTACAAGCGCTGTATATACTAATATTACTGACGCTACTACTATCTCGGCTACATCTACTATTTACATTTTAAAAGAAGCTCCTAACGGATTTTATCAGTTATCATTTGGTGGTAACGGAATTCTTGGTCTTGCTCCGGCTGCAGGTAATTCAATTACAGTAGAATATCTTTCTGCACAAGGAGCTGTAGCAAATACTGCAAAAGCATTTTCAGCTCTTGATACTGTGACTGTTCTTGGTTCTGCACGTACTCTCACCGTTTCAACGACTGCTGCTGCTATTGGCGGTGACGCAAAAGAAACAATTGCTTCGATTCGTACTAATGCACCATTTCAATATGCATCACAAAATAGAATGGTTACACCCGAAGATTATACTGCTATCATAAACAGAAACTTTTCTACATTGATTAATGATATTATATCGTGGGGTGGTCAAGATAATCCAGAGCCTAAGTTTGGTACAGTATTCTCAGCAATCGATTTTGAAGCTGATGTAACTGCTGCTACACAGGCTGCAACGAAAGCTTCAATAATAGAACTTGTTAAACAACTTGCTGTGATATCGTTTAATGTAGAGTTTGCAGATCCAGTCGAAACATTTATTGAAACTCAGTTATTCTATCAGATCAATCCTAACTTGACAGCATTATCAATTAACTCAATCACTACTGCTGTTAAAGCAGCAATCGATGCTTATTTTACTGCCAATACTGGTAAGTTTGAAACAGCATTTAGAAGATCTGCAATGTTAACAAAAGTTGATGAAGTCAGTTCTGCTGTACTTTCATCAAGATCAACTATAAGAATGCAACAAAGAATCATTCCGACTATCAATACATTTAATTCAGCCATACTTACATTCCCTTCTGTTATTGCTGCACCGGCTGCAAAAGCCACGCCAAGTGATGATGATCAAGTAGTAAGAAGTAGTACATTCTTAGTTGACGGAGCTCCGTGTCGAATTCTAAATGAACAAAGGGCAAATGTAGCCACTAATAAATTACAAGTAGTGGAATCTGGTACTAATACAGTTCTTGTAGATAATATTGGATCATTCAGTACTACAACTGGTGTATTAACTATTACTGCATTCAGACCGACAGGTTTACTTGGCGGGGCTACTGATATTAAAATAGCAGTAATACCTGCAAACCAAAGTGCGATTGCACCTGAAAGAAATAATATTATTAAGTATGATGCCGGCGCAAGTACTATTACTGCAGTAACAACAGAAGCTGAAAACTAAAGATGGATAAAACCCTTTCAGATATAGGAAGACGCGAACTAGATTTCACAGGGAATTTAGTTGCCGAGGCATTGCCTGAATGGTTTAGAGAAGATAATCCTAAGCTTATTACTCTATTAAAAAAGTATTATGAAGATCTAGATGCAACTGGAAACTTTGGTAATCAAATAAAAACAATTCCTACGCTTCGAGATATACCACAGACCGCAAAAGCAAATCTTACATTTATAGAAGATGAATTATTACTAGGTCAAAACTATATTGAAGGTGCATTAGATCAACGTACTGCTGCTGGTTTGTCAAATAACTTTTATAGATCTAAAGGTACTAAGTTTGGTATCGAACGATTCTTCAAAATGTTCTTTGGTGAAACACCAGATATAGTGTATGGTAAAGATCTTGTATTTAAAGTTGGTAGTGAAATAGGTCCAGAAACTGGATTGAGAATTACTGATCCTACAATATATCAATTTTGGGGAATACTTCTTAAATTAGGGCTTGATTCAAGTAAATGGCTAGAATTATATAAACTCTTTGCACATCCTGCAGGAATGTTTGTTGGAGCAGAAGTACAAATAGCAACAGTCAATGCTGATATCAGTTTTGATTTAATGCCAATCAGTGTGCCTGAAGCTACAGGTGATGCACAGTATGTAGGCATTGCAAGTGCTACACCAGTTGGTCGCCAAGATCTATCAGGTATTATTGAGATCTTCCCATCGATTGAAGGCTTTACAAAAACTGCATACGATTCAGACGGTACTACACCTCTTGGGGCTTATCGTATCGACTTCAATAGAATATCTGTTACAGACTTTAGCGATTCTGCAGGTGCACCTACAATTGATCTCAGACCACCATTTGTTAATATACTTGATCATGGATTGGTTACTGCTTCGACTACATCTACGCTCGATAAAGGCGGAGTTTTCGATGTTGCAACACTCGATTCTGATTATGGTGCACTTTCAATCAATCAATTTGGAACACTTGGTTATCTTGAGAATACATTCAGCGGACTATTCGATGCTACCAGAATTACTAGCCAGACATTTGATGGTGATTCAGATGCAGTCGTTGGCGGTAACATGAGTATGTCAAATAGCTTAACAACATTCGATGCTGATGAATTTAGTTATTATACAGATTCCGCATAATAAAGCGTATAAATAGTTACAACTTATAGGTTAGAAAATGGCAAGACAAACAATAAACACTGGAGCAGCAGCAAACGATAATACTGGTGACACGTTACGTGGGGCTGGTACAAAGATCAATGCTAACTTTTCAGAAATTTATACAATATTAGGTGGAGATAGTATTACTCCGACTACGAATATGCAGTTCGGTAATAACTCAATTGTTGCAGAAGGTACCAGCGCTGATGCCAATGAAACTACACTAACATTTACTGATCCGACAGCAGATAGAACTATTACATTTCCAGATGCGACTGGTACAGTTTTGCTTTCAGGATCTACATTAACACTAACAGCTCCGGTTCTATCGGGTAGTTCAAGTTCTGCAGGTAGTATTTTATTTAAAGAAGATACTGATAACGGAACAAACTCTGCTACATTAATTGGACCTGCTTCTACTGCAGACGTAACGATTACTCTTCCGGCAGCAACAGATACACTTGTCGGTAAAGCGACAACAGATACACTCACAAATAAAACTCTTACAAGTCCTGTACTTACGACACCTAAATTTGCTGATGCTGGTTTCATAGCAGATGCAAATGGTAACGAATCACTTGTATTTCAAACTACGGCATCTGCAGTTAACCATCCAGAAATTACAAATGCGGCAACAGGCAATGCTCCGACAATAAATGCTGTCGGTGGAGATACGAACGTATCATTATCATTAGCAGCTAAAGGTACTGGTTCACTTATTGTTAATAGTAAGGTAAGTCTTACGAAAGAGACTGTTACTGGTACAGGTGCAGCATCAGCGTTAGTTCCATTGACGCTTTTAAATAACGGTGGAGCAATTGCAATATCACTTATCAATGGTGATACTGATGGACAAATTAAAAAATTTATTAATATAGGGGCTGGCGTTGCAACAATTACTCCAGCAACATTTGCAAACGGAACTACTGTAGCGCTTGCGCAATATGCAGTAGCAGAACTGATATGGACTGGAGCAACTTGGGTACTTAGTAATCAAGCAACAACTGGTACAGTTCCAGCACTAACCGTAGCATAAACGAGATAATACTTTAAGGAAAGTAAAATGGCAGCAACAATTACAGCAGATATGAGAAGACGATTTATCGATGAATTTAAGAATGATGCAGATTCTGCTTCGGTTAATTACTATATTGGTATATCAAGAAGTGAAGATTGGAATGACTCTGATGTCGCTCCGACTCCAGCGAATACCGAGAAAGAACAACGTGATTTTAGACACGGTCTTCAGTCTGTAAAAAAAGCAGTTGATTATTCATTTGTTATTCCACGAGTTAACTGGACATCTGGTACAACCTATGCTGGATATGATGATTCAGTTGTGGCTCACCCAACTGTTCCTTATTATGCGTTGACAGCCAATAACGGTGTTTATGTTTGTCTTCGTCAAGGTACAAACTCTGCCGGAGTTGCACAACCTTCGACTGTTGAACCAACTGGTTCTTCTACAAAGGGTATAATAACATCAGACGGTTATGCATGGAAATTATTATATACAGTTGGAACTTTAGATGCATCAAAATATAAATCTGCAAACTTTATTCCAGTTAAATTACAAGGTGCAACTACCGGTTCGTCTCCTGCGACCGACGTAGAACAGCTTGCCATTCAGAATGCTGCAATAACCGGTAGACAAATTGTAGGTATTAGCTTAGATTCAGGTGGTGCAGGTTATAGTTCTGGTCCGACTGTTACAATTGTAGGTGACGGAGATGTAACTACAAACTCTGGCGCACATGCTACTGCTACAATCAGTGGCGGATCTGTTGTTAAGATTGTAATGAATGACGATAGTGCAGGTGCACCTAATGCAATTGAAATGGGCCAAGGATTTAACTTTGCAAGTGTTGCATTATCTGGAGGAGGTTCACCTACAAAAGTTGCTTCAGCTAAAGTAATATTCGGGCCAAAAGCTGGTTTTGGTGCAGATCCAAGAGATGATTTACGCGCAAGAGCAATTATGTTCAATGCCAAACCCGTAGGAACTGAAGATGGTGAATTTATTGTAGGCAACTCGTTCAGACAAATCGGTCTCATAAGAAATCCATTACAAACAGACTCTGCTTCAGCAGGTGTTGCATTTACTCTGAGTGATGGTAATGCATTGAAGAGACTTCAAACGGCTTCAATATCATCAAACTTTACTCAAAGATCTATCATGACTGGTGGAACATCAGGTGCAAAAGCATATGTAGATAAAGTAGACTCATCTGAGATTTACTATCACCAAACAGAAACAACTGGGTTTACACAATTCCAAGAAAATGAAGCGATTACAGATGCGGCTGGTGGTGCAGGTAATACTCAAGCAACTGGTACTGACGGAGATACAGATGCTTTTCACGAACCAAAAGTGAATAAGTATAGTGGAGATTTACTATACGTTGAAAACAGAACTGCTGTTACAAGAGCTGCAGATCAAACTGAAGATATTAAAGTTATTATCGAAATATAAGGATTTACGATGGCTACTCAACTAATACAAACTACGTTTGCTAATACGTATAAAGACGATTATAGCGATAGTGATAACTATTATAAAGTCCTATTTAATAATGGCAGAGCTCTACAGCAACGTGAGCTCAATCAATTACAATCGATTATTAACAATGACGTAAAAACAAATTCAGATTTTATATTTGCGCATGGTGCAGCTGCAGTCGGCGGTTCAACAAACTGTAGAAACAATGCCGCATTTATTAAACTTGATCAAACAACAAATGCTTTACCTACAGATCTTACAACTGTTGAAGGTGTCATATTTACAGAAGCAACTACGAGTATTAAGTTTAGAGTTGATAAGGTAGCAGTAGCTGCTGG